GGTATCCGTTCTGCTGAAGTGTCATGGCGTTGATTTTACGGTGACTCTTCGACAGTGAAAAGAAAAAAGGCCGCAGAGCGGCCATAAACACAAACAAAAAATCAATAAGTTAGATAATTATCAAAGACTTACAGACACACAAAAACACAGCCAACCACAACAAATAACAGGGATGTGGTCACTTTGTGGATCATTCGCTCCCCTCTTTTTCCTTATTTCGTTGAACGCCAATTGCGACACACGTACTAAGCAAATCTTTACATTTCTCTACGTCTTCAGACTTACGCAATTTGATGCTTTTTACAGACTGCGGGCTACTGTCCGTAGCACGATACATCGTTATTTCAATATCATTTCGGTCTAAGAGTCCCATAATGGCTTTTGCAACCTCCACACCCTTCTTCGCGAAATCAAAGAACAGAGCAAGTTTATATGGATTTTCGACGGAAAAAACTTCAATTTTGCTAAAACCAACATCGTGTCGAGAAAAATATTGCTCAACCTCATCTCGAAGTTCTGGATCGCAGACAATGTCTATTCTCCAGTACTGACCTAAATGCAAATCGCTATTAACTGTTTTTTCCACAACATCCTCCTTACCCAGCAATAGGATTAAATCTCACCGCATCCTGCAAGTAATCCGGCGCAAGATGGGCATAAATCATCGTTGTCTGAATCTTTGCGTGCCCCAGAATTTTCTGGAGCGTCAGAATATTGCCGCCGTTCATCATGAAATGACTGGCGAAGGTGTGGCGCAGCGCATGAACAGCCTGGCCGTCAGGAACATCAGGTGCGACCGTTTTGATGACATCGCGAACCAATGGATAATCCAGCGTCGGAAACACCAGTTTCCCGCCCCGTTTTTTGATCTTTTCAAACAGGCTTTCAGAAATAGGAACGGTACGGTTTTTGCTGTTCTTCGTTTTTGAAAAAGTGATTCGACAATGAAGAACACGGCGCTGCTCCAGTGCCGCTACCTCGCCCCATCGCGCCCCGGTCGACAGAAGGATTTCGACAGCCAGCCGTTCATCGGGATTTTCAGCCAGTGCATCCAGCAACTGAACACATTCAGACTTACTCAGATATCCCATTTCGCGCTCGTTAACCTTCATTCCTTTAAGGCCTTGAACGGGGTTATCGTTAAGAAAATGGCCGGATGAGATGAGTGCGGTAAACATCGCGCTTAACGCCCCAATCTCTCGATTAATGGTGCTGGGCTGTATCCCCTGCTCTATCCTGGACACACGTAGCTCGGTGAGCATCGTTGTATTAAGTTTATGCACGCACGGGTCATCCATTGCCTCACTCAAGCGCAGCAATTTAAGGCGCGTGTTATGCCCTGACTTCATTAGCTGGCCGTGGTATTTCCACCACAAGTCAATAAGCACTGACAGCGGACGGCGATCAATGGAGTTTCCTTTCCACTCATTGTTATGCTGTTGCGCCAGCACCCACCGCTCATATAAAACTGCATCCGATTTCGTTTTAAATTTTTTACGAATGCGTTTGCCTTTACGCCCCTCAGGGCGCATGTCAAGAAGATACCCTCCCGGAATTGATTTTATGCTCATTCGTGAAACCCCAGCGTTACAAGACCACCATGCCCCCAGCGCTCCATGATTAGCCGGGCTGTGTACCAGTCTTGCGGGATTTTTGAGAAGACGATGTGTTTTCTGGCCCATCAGGGGAGAGAGAGGGACTGATCTGCCCAGCAGCCTCATTTGTTTTTCCCGTCATAAGCCATATAGTGTATTTTTCGAAATCCTTAGAATTAATTACGCGATCAACAACGCTTAAACCAACCTCTCTTTTACCGCTCTCATAATTCTTTATAGTTCCGAGATTTATCCCAGTAACATCAGCAAACTCAGCTTGAGTTAACCCTTCACTTTTCCGTATCTCTTTCAGTTTTTTTTCGTACCCACTTGACATGGTGGTCTCCAGACGACTAAATTAACCCTAAAAGTCGCCTATAGACGACTTTTAGCAACAAATAACCACAGACTGAACAGGTTATCACATCATGACAAAGCTCTTGAACACATACGAGCAAGCGGATTTTGAGCGTTTGGCGGCGTTCTACCCATACCGCGATGAGCATGGATTACCGGTACTCGAAGAAAGCCTGAAAGATTACGCGAAGCGTACCAATCAAACTGTTAATGCAGTGAAAAGGCAGGCTGACAGAGCAGCCCTTCCCATCAACCAAGAAGAAAAAAACTCAAAACGTACAGTAAATCTCTTCGCAATTTTCCTGAAAACCATCAGAAACGCAGAGAAATACGTGCAGATGACAAAATAACGAGGTGTCATTTTATGCTGAAGCAACGCCGTAATTTTCGCACCGAAACGGAACGCCAAGCTAACCGTTTCGCTACCAGCGCATCACGCAGCAACATCCGCTACAGCCTGAGCGAGACGCACGCAACGCCAGATGGCCATACAGTAAAACAAATTGGCGAACACACCTGGCTGATTGAAAAAGCTGGAATCGTGGTTCAGAGATGCCAACGCAACCCATTTACCGGAAACCGCATTTTTGCTCTGAGCAACGGCGACAATCAGTTTGGACAGGATTTCACATTGTACGAAGCACTTCGCACGGTTGATCGTCTGCTTCGCGGGCAAAGTTTTATTAAACAGACTGATTTATAACAGGTGCGTTATGATCAAAGAGCATGCACAAGGTGTATTTATCCGTTTTATTGATTTTCACGGTGAACTGTTATTGCGCGCATCAGCTATTGATGGAGTTGTCCCATCAGAAAAAAATGCAGCTACTTACGTTTATCTGAACGGCACGCGCCTGACCGTAGAACTTCCGTACCAGACTGTACACGGAATCATTAGCGAAGCTGAAAAAGCACGTAAGATTAATGGCGATGAACCCTATATCGAAATTATTTGTATGGATTCAGAAGCTGAAATTCAGAAAGCAGATTAAAGGGCGTTGCGATGGGCAAAGAATATAAAACTCTCATTAACAAAGCACTTGAGCGTTTTTATTTTCGCTTAAGTGCATCAGGTGCTCATGCTGAACGTGCAGCCCGTGACTCATTGACCAGGGCAATCCGGAGTCTGTATGACGTGGCTTTTTACGCTGATGATCTGGATGCACTTAACGAACTTTCCGAGCTGATCTGTGCCGCAGAATGCGGGGAGCATATTGAACCGTATAAGCTGGGGAATATTGCATGAGTATATTTATCTCATGGCTTGTTCTGATTATTTCGGTGGTCTGCGCCATTGGGATTATGCAAATTATTCATTCAGTAAAAAAGATTGAACGCTTTTTCACTGGCGAATAACAGCGCAAATAAAAACCCTAGGTTAAATAAGAAAATGTAAAAACAATCCGCATTCGCGGAGGTATTCGCACACGCCCAGGAGGCGTAATGGCAATTAAGCATTTTCCTGTCGTTCGTTTCACTTCCAGAGGACGTGAATACGAAGTCGACGAACGCCTGATTACCACAATCGACAAACACCGCTCAGAAAAGGATGCACACCACATCTATCTCACTGACGGTACTTACTTCTGCGCCACTAATGTGGCGCGGGTGAATCTTATCCGACAGGTACAGGATCCACGTAAATGAGCAGGAGAAGAATCACTCGCAGACATCACCGCACACACCTGAATTCCTCAGCAACGCTAAAGGCACTTATTCAAAGCGAGATCGGTGATTTCTTCGCGGGAGTTGGCTCACCAGGTGAACCAGAAACACCAGAAGCGATGCAGCGTGAGCTCATGATACGCATAGATAACACTTTTGATTTCTTCTACAGCATGCACGGAATTAAACAGAAATGAACCTCAAGCCAGCAATAACTACTCGTAGAACGCCAATTTCTGTAACCGACCGCTTCTGAGTTTTTTGGCAGGAAGCCTTCGCACATCCTTAGTAGAGAGAATTGCAGCATGATTGACGCTCATGACTTCACAAGATGGGTGCGCACACAGGACACCCGTCTGGCTCCCGTTCTCCAAGGATTATTTGATCTTTACATCCGTGGTCGTGACAACAGAGCACGCACTACAAAACCGGAGAATGTGGATACCCTTTATTTCACAGTAGACGACTGCTACCGCGTGGACTTCACACCACACGGACTGGCGTTGCACTGCCTGACACCGCACGGCGAATCACTGCTGGCGTATTACGACTCCCCGGCCTCCGTATTTGCGGCAATGCTGGCGCATCGCACTGCTGGCGGGTGTGCCTCGCTGAGTGAATACACCGCTGAATTTAACCGCCTTTCCACCATCTTCTTGCAGGAGTGGCAGCGCGTGACGGGATACCAGCCATGAGTGAGTTTGCATGGAGCTGGAATGAACCACGACCAGCCATTGATCCGGCCAGATTTACGGAGCACAGGCAGGAAACTGAAACCGACCTGCAACGCGCCATCCGTTACTACCTTGAGGCAGACAAAAAGGCTCTGGAAGAACAGGAAGCGAAGGAGGAAGCCTTTTTCGCACAATCCACCGTGGGTAAAAAACTCATGGCATCCCTTGAGGAAGCCGGACAGCGTGAAAAGCTGGCACAGAACATCATCAGTAAGCGTCAGGCAACAGAACAAGACCCGGTGGCCCGTGCTTTTGCCACACTGAAGGTGCTTCCCGTTTATCTGCGTGAACCTCTGAGCCGCCACCTCTCTTTCCTGCGCAAAAAACAGGAAGCCGATCGCCAGAAAGGCAAAAAGAGCTGGCAGGCTGAACGCTACGCGCGCGGAACCCTGCGCAAAATATTCGAACGTCTGGACCGCACCGATCACCGCTGGCTGACACCGGGTTATCGCTCCCTTGCCGGACGCGAACGCCTGGACGATTTGCTTTACCTGCCGCAGCTCAACAAACACCAGATACAGACGCTGGCCACCATGACGGCGGCGATGTTCAGCAGCACCTTCGAAAAACTCTGCGATGGCTTTGGCGCGACTGATGGCGAACTGACCATGGATGTAACGCTGAAGGCGTATCAGATGCTGGCCCGCATGGCGTTACACCTGCACGCCATGCCTCCACATTATGACGCACTGACAACAGACAAAGACCGGAGGAACGAACCGGACACGGAGCTGCTGCCGGGCGCAATCCTTCGCCTGACCTGTGCGGAATGGTGGAAACGCAAACTGTGGCTGTTACGTTGCGAGTGGAGAGAAGAACAACTCCGCGCCGCCTGTCTGGTTTCCAGAAAAACATCACCCTATCTGAGCCAAGACGCGTTAAGCGAGTTTCGCGCACAGCGCGAGAAAACACGCGATTTCCTGAAAAGTTTCATGCTGGAAAATGAAGACGGGTTCACGATTGATCTCGAGACAGTGTATTACGCGGGAGTAAGTAACCCGGTTCACCGTAAGGCAGAAATGATGGCCACCATGAAGGGACTGGAACTTCTGGCCGAAGCCCGTGGCGACAGAGCGGTGTTTCTGACTGTCACCTGCCCGTCAAAATACCACGCAACAACGGAGAACGGTCATCCGAACCCCAAATGGAACGGGGCCACCATGCGCGACTCCAGCGATTACCTGGTTAACACGTTTTTTGCGGCGGTCCGCAAGAAACTGAACCGCGACGGCCTGCGCTGGTATGGCATCCGCACGGTGGAGCCTCACCATGACGGCACCGTGCACTGGCATATGATGGTCTTTGCTCATCCGGAAGAAATCGACACCATTGTGTCCCACACCCGCGATATTGCCATTCAGGAAGATCGTCACGAGCTGGGCGATGATATTACTCCGCGCTTTAAGGCGGAGTACGTCGACGGCTCAAAAGGTACGCCAACCAGCTACATCGCCACCTACATCGGAAAGACCCTGGACAGCCGCGCCGTGGATGGTATCGACCCGAAAACGGGCAAGCCACGCGTTGACCACGAAACCGGAAAATCAATGGCCGAGAGCGTGGAGCGCGCCATCGGCTGGGCGCGCCTTCACCGGGTCCGCCAGTTCCAGTTCTTTGGCATCCCCTCCCGTCAGGTGTGGCGTGAACTACGCCGCCTTGCCAGCCAGATGGCACGCACCCCGGAAGGCCCGCAACGGCTGAAGGATGACGCAATGGATGCGGTACTCGCTGCCGCTGATGCCGGGTGTTTTGCCACCTACATTGAAAAACAGGGTGGCGTGCTTGTTCCACGCAAAGACTACCTGATTCGCACCGCCTACGACCTCGCAGAAGAGCTGAACGATTACGGCGAACAGAGCGTACAGATTTATGGGATCTGGTCACCACTCATCGGGGAATCCTCCCGTGTGTGCACGCATCCGGATAACTGGAAGCTGGTGAGACGCAAACCGGAAGCGGAAGACAGCACCCGCGAAAATGGTTTTGACCTTCAGGGCGGCCCTGCCGCCCCTTGGACTCGTGGCAATAACTGTCCCCGTGTACAGGAAACAGACAACAACGGGACAGAACAGCCGGAAGAACGGCCAGCACCGTGGCCGCAGCTCCCTGACGGCGTTGAAGTGAACGAATGGATGCATTCACTGAAACGGCACGAACGCCGGGCGCTGATGCGTTCGCTTCGTGACAAACAGGCAAAAAACAGCAGCGATGAAATGCAGAACTGGACACAGAGCCGCAAACAGCCACAGCCTTTGCCTGATAACCACGAGTTACTCGCTAAAGAATGGCGGGAGTCTGCTGAATCTCTCGGCCTGTATATTGGTGAACAGCAGATGCAGCACCTGTTACGGGGCGGCAGCCTGTACGTTGACGGCAGCATCATTGCACCGCAGGGATTTGAAATTGTACGCAAACCGGATACCCGCCCG